GCAAGTCTTATGAGCAGTGGTTATATTACAACTGGAAAGATTCGCTATAGCACACTCGAGAATAAGGTATTCAAGACCTTAAAGCCACGCATTGATAACTCTACTGGTGGCTTAACCATTAAGTCTATTGATGCATTAGGCAATGAGTATACAATTGGAAACTTTGCACAAGGAGACTTTACTCCAGAGGTTGGCATATCTTACCCAACAGGAGCACAAGAGTACTTGTCTTTCAAGTTTACCCTTACTCGCTCATCAACAAGCGTGACTAGCGGTCCAGTATTCAATGGATACCAACTTAAAGCACTACCAGCAAGTCCTCGTCAACGTCTCATCCAATACCCATTGGCGTGCTACGACAGAGAACTAGATTCCTTTGGAGTACAAGTTGGCTATGAAGGCGCAGCGTATGACAGATTAATTGACCTGGAAACAATGGAAAACAGTGGCGACACTGTACGCATTGAAGACTTTAGAACTGGTGAAAACTATCTAGGTCTAATTGAACAAATGCAGTTCATTAATAAAACCCCATCAGATAAGAGATTCTCTGGCTTTGGTGGAATTGTCCTACTCACAATCCGAACACTATAACTCCTAGGAGCGCAACGCATGACACCAGCAAATTGGTCATCACTAATCGTATCTGTAATTGCAATTATTACAGCATTTACTGCATCAGTAAGATGGTTAGTTAAGCACTATCTCTATGAACTTAAGCCCAATTCTGGGTCAAGCCTTAAAGACTCAGTCACTAGACTAGAAGATAAAGTAGAAATCCTATACCAGATGATGCTACATAAGGGAAGAGATGAATGAAACCTGTAGTCAAGAAAGCCACACCTGCTGCAATTGCTGTTCTCCGTCAGGCGACGGCATTGTTTCCGAATCGAATCAAAGCCAGCGATGGTCTACTCCCTTCTGCTGCTCACCAAAAACAGAATCCTGAGTCAGACCACAATACTGGCTATGGTGTAGACCTAAGTCACGACCCAGCAAATGGTGTTGATTGCTTTGATATCTACCACAAGATTCAAGAGGATAAGCGTATTAAGTACGTAATTTTTCATGGCAAGATTTGGTCAGCCAAGAATGGCGAGTCTCGATATACTGGTATTAATCAGCATAATCACCACCTACATATTTCAATCAAAGATGAGTGCGGAAACGATACTTCTCCTTGGTTCCCATGGCTAGGCAAACCAACAACTATCAACAAAGTAAAGGCAGCAGTTAAGCCTTTACCTAAAAAGGAGAACAAATGAACAAGGATAAAGTTACAGCAGTAGTAGGGACATACCTACGCGCTGCTATCGCAGCAGTTATTGCTCTATACATCTCAGGAACAACTGAGCCAAAGGCTCTACTCATGGCTGGCGTAGCCGCTATTGCTGGTCCTGTCCTTAAATGGCTAGACCCTAACGAAACTGCGTTTGGTCGTGGCTCACAGAAGTAGCCCTAATAAGCCTTAGAAGGCTGTTTTAAGACAAGAAACCCCCTTACCTTAGTGATTATACTAGGGCGAGGGGGTTTTTTGTCGTTTCTAGAGGTTAGTCTTGGATTTCTTCTTCTAGTTCTTCAAGCCATAGAGTGTACTCTCTACCTCGAATGCGAGCCTTGATGTCGTAATATACTGCTTCCACCAGATAGAAGGTTGCAATACCTGCTAGTGAGGCTAAGAACGTTTCTAGAAAATTGGACATAGTACTCCTTAGATATAATATATTATATATAAATATATATATAAGGCCGAAGGCCTTTATATAATTACTTATATAATTAATTATACACATAGGATAACCCATCGTTGGAAAGCAACGCTTCGCTTGCTTCCATGTATAATTCTATCTATGTCAATTCAACTAGAAGAATATACCTTACCAGAGCATATGTCCTACTCTGCGTTTACAACCTACCTAACCTGTGGGTATCAGTATTACCTCGGCAGACTCCTTAACAAGGAAGAAGCCCCATCCGTCTGGTCTGTTGGAGGCTCAGCATTTCACCTAGCGTGTGAGAACTACGATAAGGAGAACATGTGAGTACCCAGCAACTATGGGACAATGCTTGGCAATTGTCCAAAGGAGATATCGACCTAACCAATGCTCGCGTTGGTGGTCGTGCTACTAAGGCTAATCCCAACAAAGAGGATGTCAACTTCTGGCAGACTCAAGGTCCACGTTGGGTGGAAGGTTACATCGCATGGCGTAAGACCAATCCTGATTGGAAAATCTGGACAGCACCAGATGGCAATCCAGGAATTGAACTTGCGCTAACCCCTGTCGTCAATGATGTACCAGTCAAAATGATTATTGACCGCGTATTTGAGGTCAATGGTGAACTGGTAATTGTCGACCTCAAAACATCACAGAATACACCAACTAGCAGTCTACAACTTGGCTTCTATAAACTTGGGCTGGAACAGCAGTTCGGTATCGAGGTCAAGTGGGGTACATACTACATGTCTCGAGGTAATAACATATCCGAGATGGTAGACCTCTCTGAGTACACTTACGAAAAAATGGAATACCTGATTATGCAATTCGACGCTGCTCGCAAGGCTGCTATATTCTTGCCCAACACAAACAGTTGCCAGTACATGTGCGGATTAACTGAGTACTGTCAATTCTCTATTAAGAAGGATAAATAAATGGCCGAAGACTGGAAGTTACAAGTATCATATAAGACCCCTGCTGGGGACATGATTAACATTCGTGCTCATACCAATGATGAACTCAGTGTTCTACTCGAAGGTATTGGCGATTATTCAACTCAGATTGCAGCAGTGCAGAAGTTGGTAGTTGGTGCTTATGGGATTGCCCCTTTAGCGACATCGCCTTCAACTCAAGGCACATCGCAATCCACCTCATCCGTTCCACCCCAGGCGCAGGCTCCGTCCGCTACGGCTCCAATAACCCAACAACAGGGTGGACCAACATGCCAACACGGACCTCGCAAGTACAAGTCGGGAATCTCAAGCAAGACGGGAAATCCTTACGCGATGTGGGTCTGTCCGATGCCTCAGGGCGCGGACCAGTGCAAGCCAGTCAACTAATACCAGAAGAGTTTCCATTTTAAATTAACTAAGAAAGGGTGCCAGTGAGAACTCTAGTTCGTTCAGTAGGTAGAGCCTCTATTGGAGGGGAACCCCTTCCTAGTTCGTTTAAAGCATTTGAAGCGAACAAGATTATTATTCGTCGTTCAGAAGTTTCTATGTTTGCAGGTGCTCCTGGGGCTGGTAAATCAACACTAGCCCTAGCACTTGCACTCAAAACCAACGTGCCAACATTGTACATATCTGCGGATACCAATGCGCACACGATGGCTATGCGCCTAGCATCTATGATTTCGGGGAAGAGTCAGTCAGATGTGGAACAGAAACTTAATACTGATGTTGGTTGGACTAAAGCAGTCCTCCAAAAAGGAAATCATATAGTCTGGTCGTTTGAATCATCACCAACACTTGAAGACATCGATGAGGAAGTCCAAGCATTTGAGGAACTATGGGGATGCAGTCCTCACCTCATTGTCTTGGACAACCTCATGGATGTTGCAACAGACGGAGGCGAAGAGTTTGCCTCTATGCGTGCAATTATGAAGGAGTTGAAGTTCCTTGCGAGAGATACCAACGCTGCGATTGTGGTACTACATCATACTTCGGAGGCAGTTCCTGGAAATCCTTGTCAACCGAGAAGTGCAATCCAAGGAAAAGTTTCCCAATTACCTGCGCTTATATGCACGCTTGGTACCGTTGGCACATCGATGGGCGTGGCATCAGTCAAGAATCGCTACGGTAGAGCAGATGCAAACGGAACACTCATGACATGGTTAGCATTTAATCCAGAGTACATGTACATCGACGACATACCAGAGAACGTATGACAACTAGGAAAAGCCATAAGGCTAGAGGAGCAACTTTTGAAACAGACATACGAGATTGGTTTAGAGCAAATGGATACGATAGTGAACGACTTGCTCGAACAGGTGCAAAAGATGAGGGCGACGTTGTTGTTCGCAAAGACTTCCTTGGAAGCATTGGCGTTATCGAATGTAAAGCACCAGGAGCAGGAAACAAGATTGACCTTAGTGGATGGACGAAAGAAGCCCAACTCGAGTCAAAACATTACGCGGAGGCGCGAGGACTCGACCCGTCCCAAGTTTTACCATCAGTCATAATTAAAGCAAGAGGCAAATCAATAGCAGATGCATATCTAGTATTAAGGTTGGGCGATGTATTTGGTGGATGAGTTACCAGACATAGTAGCGGTATTGAGGCACTACGGTGCAACAGTCAACCGCACATCTGGTCAAGTAAATATTAAGTGTCCGTTTCATAATGATTCTCATGCAAGTGCAAGTTTTAATACACGACAGAATATTTTTAATTGCTTTGCATGTGGTATGCAAGGTAACAGTATCCAGATAATTGCTAGGAAAGAAGGGTGTGATATACGTGAAGCAAAGTCTATCGCAGAAGGAATTACTGGGGAGAGCAACGAGCAAGTACGCGGGAAGCATCTCTCTGGCGGAAGATTACCTAGCAAGCAGGGGAATAACAAAGGAAGTAGCGCGTCTGGCGCGATTAGGCGTAGTAGAGGAGCCTGAACCTGGACATGAACAGTATATCGGACGGCTTAGCATTCCATACGTTACGAAGACTGGCGTTGTTGACCTACGGTTCCGCTCACTTAATCCTGCTGTGGAACCGAAGTATATGGGCATGGTTGGGGTTGATACTCGCATGTACAATGTACTGGACATTGAGGTTGCTGGAGATTGGATTGGTGTCTGCGAGGGAGAGTTGGACACGCTTACTATGTCTCGCTTGGTTGGAATTCCCTGCGTTGGCGTTCCTGGAGCAAACAGTTGGAAGAAGCACTATACGCGACTTCTTGCAGACTTTGAAAGAGTCTTTGTCTTTGCCGATGGTGATGCCCCAGGGCGTGAGTTTGCAGCAAGTCTCGCAAGAGAACTTCCAGTCACAACAGTTACCTTTGGAGACGGAGAAGATGTTAACAGCGCTTATATTAAATACGGGTCGCAATTCATTAAAGAAAAAATGGGGTTAAACATTGATTGAGATACCACAGTGCAAGATATGCGGCACAGAGTTTGACAACATCTTTGATGCAGTCAATCATCTTATGGATGATGAGGATGAAGTCTTCGACCCAGTACTCAAACTGCCAAACGGTTACTCGCTATTGCTCGGTTCTTTACTAGAAGAACTATACAAGAGCGCGGATGAACCAGATATAATTAGAGATGTTACTGAGATGACATATGCTACATTGTACGCAGCACAGAACGATGTAGTACAGATGAAAGAGTTAGTAGAAGAAGCAATTATTAAGCAACACATGGTAGATATAGATGATGAATTAAAAGAACTACTAGAGGAGGATGAGTGAGTATAGTACGCGA